CTACTGATAAGTCAAAGGTAATTAAAGCTTTAGATGATGGTAAGATTACTGCTGATAATCTGCAAGTAAGCTTAGATAGAATCAATCAAATAATAGATGGGTATGGAGAGTTATAAAGATGACATCCCCACAGGCAGATATAGGGCACGAATAATTGACGTTGAATGTAATTCAGATGTTAGGTTTGGTAGTCATATATCTGATGTCTTTAAACCTGTTTACGCTATAGAGGATAATAATAATTTATTACTAAAGGGTAAGCAGGTTAAGGACAATGGTATATTTGTATACAAGAAGAAATCAGGATTTCAGTTTGAACCAAAAAGAAATTGGGGATACTCTAAGTACTTAAAATTAATGCAGTTAACTAAAAAAAGAGATAACGAAACAGGTATGATAGCACCGTTAAATAAAGGCGATATTATACATAATGTCGTAAACATTGATGTTTTTGAGAAATCATTCACCAATGACTTTAGTCAGTTTGTAAGATATAATGTTGCTAGAACTGTAGAGTTAATTAAAAAGGGTAACTATCCTTTTTAAAAATAATAAGGAGATAAAATGAAAACAAAAATAATGAAAGGATATAAAGAGTATTACTTAGATGATGGCATAAGGTTTTATGCTAAAAATGATGAGGATGCTGATTTATATAGAAAGAAATTAAAAAATAGAATCAAACGATTAAAAGAGAATACAAATGGATTGGGAAAGTAGTATGACAGTACAATATAAAGTAAAGAAAAAACCAAGGAAAAAAAAGAGCATAGATAAGTCAAACGTATTTATGACTAAAGTAATTGATGGTACATATAACTTTCTAGCATCGCCTTGGGATAAGTGATGGATAAGTTTACATATGAGGAACTTGGTTTAAATAAAGTTGATACAAAAATATTAAAGGCATTTAAAAAAGGAAGTTTATCAAACGATGATTTTCCTGAAATGACAAAAGAACAATTTTCTAATTCTTTATGGAACATACAACAAATGCTTTGGGGTTTATTCCCAAATTTAAAAAACAAAAAAGCTTTTGTATACGACAATAAAACAAAAAAATACACAACTCTTTTTAAAGTTGAATGAAAGGATAGTTATAAATGGCTAAGAAAAAAGACCCAAGGAGAGTTAGGCAAGGCAGAAGAAACAGGCAAAGAGGTGCTGAATTACAAAGATTTTCTGTCAAGTTAGCTAAAGAATACAACTTAGAAGCCTATAATAGAGATAGAGGTGGTGCTCAACATGAGAAAGGCGACATAGAAATAGAAGGTAGATACTATGGTTGTAAGCGTAGAACAAAGATAGCTAAATGGTGTAAACCCGAAAAAGAAGAAGATGGTGTTGTGATTAGAGAAGATTATGGTAAAGCATATATAGTACTAGATTACGAAAAATACATCATGTTACTATCAATGCTAAAAGAATTTAATGATGACGTATAATCCTAATTTTGATATAGACTTAGAGTTTGGTCTTATATATGAAGATAAGCTTAAAGACATATTACAATCAGAGGGCGGCAAAATTGAAGTTAAGACAGAGAGGGACACTTGGGTAGATACGGGAAACATAGCAATAGAAGTAAGTTTTAAAGGTAAACCATCTGGTCTAGCTAAAACAAAAGCTGATTGGTGGTTTCACATCTTAACTATAGATGGCAATATTATTTCTATGCTAAGTTTCCCCGTTCCAAAATTAAAATATATTATCAGGGAACTTTATAAAAAAGATTTAATTAAGTCAGTTATGGGTGGCGACAATAATGATTCAGAAATATTGTTAGCACCTATTGATAAATTAATATCTCAAAGTTTTTTTAAATAACAGTGGTGTTGTATATAATCTGGAAGAGCTTGATAAATGATTACTGGGTTGGCTTTAGTAATTAAGAACTTGCATGGATTATGTATAACACCGCATAAATAAAGGAGAGTCAAACATGGCTTACGAGATGAAAGATAACAGTATGAGTCTGTTAAAAAATGGCTATAAGAAAGATGGCGATAATAAACCAGACTATACAGGTAATGCCAAGATTGGTGGAGTTGATATGAAAGCATCTATTTGGATAAATAAGACCAAAGATGGTAAAACTCAACTCAGGGGTAACTTTCAAAAGAAAGATGATAACCCATTTTAACTTAAATAAGCCAAATTTAGGTTAAATTGTGATGGGGGCTATTAATTTAGCCCCTATTACATTATAATAAATAGTCGAACCTTACTATTAAAAAATAATAATCTAACCATATAAGCGAAATTAGAGGTACTTTTTTTGGACAAAATTATAAAAAACAATAAAAGAGAGCGTAATAACTTTTATAGTGATGAATTAAGAGAAATATTTACTGCTGAGAGCGTATTGTCTGATGTTTACTTAGGTAATCATCATTTAAGCTTTGCATATAAGACTACTAGAAGAAGAAATATAGATAGAAGTAGTGATAATTATTTAATGTATTGCACTAGTTGTAAAATGGTTTGGGAAAATCATATGAACAAAGTGTATCACGATAACTTACCATCGTATGGTAAGACAAGAAAGAAATGTGAGAGGTGTAAAAGGAGAGAGCAGAATGGACAGAGTTGAGAGACTAGAACAATCAGTTAGGGAACTTCAAGTTCTATGTAAGAAAATGGTAGATACTATTTCATTACACGTAGAATCAACTCATGATACAAAAATACAGGTAATTAAAAAACCTGTAAAGGTTGCAGATAAGTATAAAGCAAAACCAAAAGATTTAGATATGGTTGTTGATTACTTTATAAGTAAAGGTCTAACTAAAGATAATGCTACTAAGTTTTATAATCACTATGAGGCTAGCGGTTGGATGCGAGGCAAGACCAAAATTAAGAATTGGAAAATGTGTTTAAGTTCTTGGGACTTTAAGGATGATAAGAAAACCATACATGATAATTTATGGAGAAGAAATCCAAATGGTTACATTGTAGGGTACTGCGAAAAGTGTGGCGATTCGGGAATGGGTAACACAATATATGATTTAAAAAGTTCTGCGTCTTGTTGTGGAGTGCAGTACGTACCAACTAGACCAACTAAGAGGGCAATAAATGTATAGGATTTTTGTATATGGAACATTAAAAAAAGGTGGTAGTAACCATTACTTTTTAAGAAGTTCTAAATTTATTAAGAAGCAAACGCTAAAAGACCACTCTATATTTGTACCTAGTGGATATGGATTCCCTCTGTTATTAGAAGATAAAGGCGGCAAAGTTCATGGTGAGTTGTATGAAGTAGATGATATTACTTTAATGAGTTTAGATATGTTAGAGAGCGAGGGGTATTTATACCATCGTATTCACGATAAAGAATTAGGGTTTCAGTATTATCTATATAATGATACAGGCTACTCACGTATTGATAAAAAGAAAGATAGAATTGATGATGGAGTTTGGAAAGTATAATTAAGGGTTCATTCTTTTTTCTGCTTTCTTCATTGCTCTATCAAATAAAGCATCAGCACTTAAATCATCTGATGAAAAATATTGCTCTGGGTAAGCGTTATTCCAAGCTTTCATAATCCTTACTGCTTCCTTTTCATTATCATCTAAGAAAGCATCTAACATTCTACCTTTTACAATACCTCTTCTATACTTAATGTAAGTTTCTTTCTGACCTTCTGTCTCAAATCTTTGTAACAATCTTCTAGGTGCAGTACCTAATATCGGTGCGATATATTTAAAAGACCTTTGAGCTGTTTGTATACCTATACCAAAATCTTGTATATCTTTATATGAACGTTGAACGGCATCAAACCCTTTTAATGCATCTTGTAATATAGCAGGTTTTAATAAAAATTCTAAAGCTCTAACCTTATCTTCATTAGCTAGAAAATCACCTATTAAACCTAATGCACCTACTGAACCTATCAAATCAAAGAAATCAGACCATGTAAATTGAGAAAAATCCATATTCATATCTTCACCTAAATATTCATATTGAACGCCTTTAGGTAAAACAAAATTTGGTAAGAATAATTGGTTTTCATCATAAACTGCTTCATCGCCTGCTAAAAAATTATTCATTGCTTTTTTAGAAGCTATAACAAATTGAGCACCAAAGAATCCACCTACACCTAATCTAAGCAAAGGTAATACATTACCATGAACAAGAACTTCTCTTCCTACATTTTCTCTAACCCAATTAAATTGTTTATACCCAAACCTTTTAAACAAAAAGAAAGGTCTAAACCTAGGGTCGTTAAATACCATAGGGTCATTTAATATATTTCTTTGTAATTGAGCATCTCTAGAAAAGCGATACATAGCTTCTAAAGATTGTCTTTCAGATAAATTCTTTACATTTTCTGGTAAACCTAACTGTCTAAGATTATCTCTTGCCCAAGATTTAGATTTTAATCTAGATAAACCTGTACCCCTACCATTGACAACATCAACTAAATTCTTTGCATATTCATTACCAGCGGCGGCGGCTATAAATTGATTTAATTTATTAATATCTTGGAAACCACTAAGCTTTGTAATTCTATGTGCCGCTCTACCAAAAACGGTATCAGCAGGTTCAAGACCAGAAATCATTTGAAATACGGACAGATTACTAAGACCTGATTTAGAAATCATATCTCTATATTTTATTTTTTTATTATTAGGTAAATTTATAACTGGATTTCTAACTAAATTAAATGTTCCTTTAAGTGTATTGTAGTATCCTGCTTTTACGGCTGTAGATATAAGAGTTTGTGTTATGTTAGGTATAGTTGCATATCCTAAACCTATTTTAGTTGCAACCTCGAAGTCAGTAGTAGCTTTCCAAAAATTTCTAGCACGAGGGTCTTTCCAATTCTTAGTAGGGTCTACCTCTATCATATTATTCCAAGAATTAAACGCTTGATTTAACCAAGCTATTTCTTTTTCTATAGTTTCTTTTGCTCTTACATTATTACTACTTTCAGCTTTCTTTTTTAATCCTTGTAATTCAGCTATGGCAATGTTTATTTTTTCATTTTTAGCTCCAAAAAACTCAGCGTTGGCAACATTTTTAGCCACATCATTAGCATATTTAGTTAATACTAACCTAGCATCTCTTTCATACATATACTCAGGAAAATTTGCAGTCCTTGATTTAACAAGATTACCAGAATTAGAATATCGTTGTTTATAAATACTATCTCTAATTTTTAAAAACGCATCTGCTTTTGCCGCTCTAGAAGATAAAGTATAACCATTTTCTTTTGCTTCTTTAACTAATTGTTCTGCTATATGGTCAAATGCCTTTTTAGTTTCTTTATTTAATTTACTACTACCGAGAATATTTTCTATGTTTTCAATTATGTAACTTTTATTATTAAACTTTTGAGTTTCAAAAGCTGGGTCTTTTTCTATTATTTTAAATATATCACTACCTAAAAACTTTAAATATTGTTCTTTTAATTGATTAGGAAAATAGTTTTCTCTAAAAGCTCTTACAGGTAGACCAGCTTTTTTAGCGTCATTATACATTCCTGTTAATATTTTTCTAAAATTTACAACATCTGCATCATTTTGATTTTCTTTTAACCCTAATCTTCTACCTAAATCTTCAAAATATTCTTTAGCTTGTTTTTCGTTTCTAATTTTTATAAAAAATTTATTTCCTTTTTGAGTAGGAGCTTTGTTACCTATTCTATAATCTGCACTAGGTACTTCTACTTCTATTTTACCAAGTTTTCTACCAACTATATTTCCTGAATATAAACCAGCCTTTTTTAATTTATATATATAAGTACCAGATAAAGTAATTCCTCTAGCATCTGCTGAATCAATATCTCTAGCTATTCTTCTGCCAGTTCGAGTGTTGTATCTATTTTTTGTTTGCATTAAAAACTCAGGAACTAGTTTACTAGTAATTACTCTTTTTGGTATAAAAAACTCATCAACTCCTTTGTTTTTAAAGTCAGTATATATATCTTTTTGATTTTGTCTTTTTCTAAGTAAATCTAAAACTCTTAATTGTTGTAAATCACTAAGTTTACTAAATCCAGTTTTATTCTTTTTAGGGTCAATAGTAGAACCAATTTCTGATTCAACTATTCTTCTAAAATCTTTATCAGATATATTTAATTTTTTCTTTCTACCAAATATCTCTTGCCTACGACTTTTCTTTAAAATATCCTTAGACTGACCTGCTCTTTTTCTAGCAAAACCCATTTTTGTAAATTGCTTTTCAGTATATGATTCTTTGCTTTCTGATATTCTGTTGGTTTTTAAATTAATATCTTTACCAGTAACTCTAACTCCAACTTTCTTACCATCTTGTATAACATCTTTAAAGGTAACATCTGTTAAAGATTTTTTACCAGTTTTAGATGTCCATATATCTAATTTTGATTGCTGTTGACTTATACCTTCTGCCATTGCTTGAGATGCACTTTTTATACCAAGCTTTGGATTATCAAATCCAGCTAAATATTTAGCAGTTGGAACTACTCTTTTAGCTACATTCATACCAGCTATAACGCCAGCGGCGTGAGCATAATCTTTCCATTCAGGTACTCTACCTTCTATTATAGGTGTAGCAGTACCAAACTGTGCAGTTTCTAAAGCTTTTACAGCAGTTGTTTGGGCAATTTTTTGAGTAGCTGTTGTAGGTGCACCAAGTTTATTTGATAAATACTGACCAAATTTAGAACCAGAGCCAGCAGTAACTGCACCTAACCCTGCATTGATAGCGGCATCTTTTGTAACAAGTAAAGCATTGATATCACCTGTCTGTATCTTTTGACCAAATGCAGATTGCAAACCACCATAAAGACCCATACCTCCACCTCCGCCTAAAGCTGAAGACATTATTTTATTAGGCAATCTACTAGCACCAACCTCTACTATTTCTTCTGCTAACTCTTTACTAATTTTATTTTCTATACCAGAGGAAGCTCTAATTATTTGAGCCGCTTTCTTTTTATTTTTTTGTACAAGTTGAGTAACAGTTTTTTCTGCCACTCTTTCTGCGGTTTCCTTGTTCATTCCCTTAACTACATTCTGTTTTATTAATCCTTTTATAGTTTCTCTTGCGGCTTTTTTATATCCTACATTAGCGATACCACCTGCAATACCTCCACCTGCAATCAATGTCCCCATATCAGTAAGAGTAAAAAATGATGTAACAGCTTCACCTACATCTTCAGCAAAGCCTTTGTTTTCTTGATAGTCTTCACTAACATCAAAGAATCTTTGACCAGTAGCTATTTGATAACCAAGACCTTCTATACTATTATTGTATCCCTCTTTAACCCAATCAGGTAACCATTTACCGGGTATAAAACCATATAACTCAGCATCTTCTCTAGAATCATATACTTGTTTTTCTGCTATTTTTGTAGCCGCTGGAACGTAATTTTGGATTTGATTTTCAGATACGTCTGTATCATTGTATATGGTGTTACCCATTTTTTCAATAGTAGATACAGAGTTTTCGTATTTTTCAGGATTCTGACCAACTCTTTTTAATAGCTCTTCGTATAAATCGTATGAGTCTGACATACCTTAATCCTAAGAAACTATTTGTTCATACTCTGATTGACTTAAACGGTCTTTTTTAAATGCTAAATCAAAATCTTTTGGTAACTTATTTATAATTCTATCTAAAGATTTATTATAACTTGATGTATTTCTTCTTGTAAGCCTACCAGTTTTATTTCCCTGACTGTCTATTTCTGGAAAATAAATAGTCTTTACATTTTTTAATCTATTTTTTAATTCAAACAAATCTCTATATAACTGTCTTTGCTCACTTAATAATTGTTGTGATTGAACAAAAGTTCTAGGAACGCCACGAGTTCCTCTAGTTTTTACTGCTGGCATTTGATTTATTTGCTTAATACGATTAGCCATTGATTTTATTTGATTAAAGAAATCTCTTGGATTTGTAATATTTATTCTATTTCCTGAGACATCTCTAATGTTAGAATCAAAAATACTTTTAGATGCATTTAAACCTGCATCAAAATTTTTATCCTGCTCTCTAAACCTATCTTCTTGTTGTTTTATACCTTCTTCTTCTCTTTGACTTACTTGTTTTTCAGGTTCTGTAGAAAATAATTCTTCACCAGATACAGAATCTTGAACTTCTTGCACCTCTTCTGTTTGTGGATTTAAATCAATTTGAGGTTGCGATTCTTCCCTAGTCATATTATCAGCAAATCTATTTGGAACATTAGCCGCACCTACTGTACTTAAAACACCTTGATTATTAGTTAAATCCTCATCTATTGAACCATCTGTTTCAGTATCAGCTATATTAGTTTGAATAGGTTGTGACTCTAATTCATCTTCAACATTATTATCCATAGAATATCTTGTATCAGGATTAAATTTAGCTAAATAATTATTTACCTCTTCACTATTATCAGAATCCATTACTTTTAATATCTCATCAATAGCTTCAGCGTCACCCTCTTCTATCTTATCAATTATATCAGATTCTATTAAAGTAGTTTTATCAACCGTAGTTTCAGGTGGCGTGGTATCAGCAAATGTATTATCTTCCTCTTCTGCATCAATATTAAAAACAGGGTATCTATAGCTATTTTGAATTTCTACATTTCTAGCAAGTAGATTATCTTTTTCTGCTCTTATTCTACTTATTTGCTTATCATTACTTGATTTTTTTTTGGTACTTTGCTTATCTATGGATGGATTAACACCAAATGTAAGTTCATTATTACTAATTTCTAATTTATTAATTTGTTCTTCTAAATTTTTTATCCTATTTAAATTTTTATTATATGCAGTAGCCGCCGTTCTACCTTCTAATCCCTCCCACATATTAGTATCTGTTATTAATTGACCAGAGTTTTTTACTAGTTCGTTTAATTCTTTTTGTAAATTAATAACAGTGTTTCTCGTTAAGTATTTATCCTGAGAGTTACCAAAATTACTTAATTGCCTACCACGACTTATTAAATCTTTTAAATCAGAACCTTTTTCAAATTTTTCAGTAGGACTTAAAGAATTAAAATCTAATAAATCTGTCTCAAATTCTTTTCTATTAGTAACGTTACTTATAAAATTATCAGTTTGAGATGTATCCATACCTAAACCATATCTTTGATTTACCTGCATTAATGGATTAGGATTACCAGCATCATAAGCTAATTTTGCAACTTCAAATTCTCTATCAAAATTTTCTTTTTCTTTTTTAAATTCAAATTCATTTTTATTTAATATATCAGACTCTGCTAATCTTCTATTATTAAATTGTTGTTGTAAGAGTTGATTATTATATTGAGTAGTTCTAAAGTTTCTATCTTCTCTATCTAGCCTTTCAAGTCTTTTCTCTTTAGCTAACTGCCCATATATACTAGGTATACTTTCTATAAAACTACCTAGAGTATCAGAGTAATCCCCTGCTCTAGTATCTCTGTCAAATATATTTCTTCTAGCCATTATCCACCTGTGTATTGTACATATTGACCTCTAGATGAATCCCACTCAAATCTCATATCTGTATCAGGTATATAAACGTATTGACCTATGTTATTAAAAGGGTCAAAGTTACCACTTGATGTTTCTATAAAATTTATATTTGCACCACCTTCAGGTGTTTGTGGGTCACTAGGGTCATCATAAATATTTTCTACGGTATTACCTTGAGAATCTGTAGTTAAAGTTCCATATTCATATCTATTTAAAGTGGGATTCCAAAAAGCATTATCACCTCGAAAAGTAATCGTATCACCCTGATATGGTAAATCTTCTAAAGAATTTCCACCACCATCATCTGTTTCACCAATAGTGTAAGCTTCTGGCTCTAAATCTCCAATAGCAGACAATAATTGGTCTTCAAATCTACGTCTCTGTCCATATATATCTTGCTGTAAACCAGAGAACATACGTTGACCTTCTCTACCAAACTGACTAACAACATCACTTCTAGTGGTATCTAGTAAATTAGTACCACTACCTGCAAAACCTGTTGTAGCTTGTCTTTGTTGCTCTTGAAAACCAGCAGTACTAAGAGCATCTTGAGCACCAGAATACATATTTTCCATACCTAATAAATAATTATCTACTGCAAACTGCTCACCTGTTTGGTCATAGGTAGGAAGAAAAGGTTGATACTTATCATCAGTTAATTCTATATCATACTGACTCATAACACCTTCTTGAGTAGGTTGACCAGAAGGGTCAAATGGATTTACATATCCACCGCTTTGATAATCTTGCACTAAGTCTAATAAATTTTTCATTTAATTAGTTGGTTTAGTAAAATTGCTAGTATAAAAATCATAAAGACTAATCTTGTTTTTAGGTCTTACTTCAACAGAAGAAAATGGAATAGGGTCACCTAATGTACCAAGGTTATTTAAACTTAATGGTTTTATTTCTGGAGCTAATTCAGTGGGTTTAAATAAATCTGAAAATCTTTGTCCAGCACCTTCTTCTAATAAATTAAGAGAACCAGCTTTACCATATATACTATCAGAACCATCAAATCCTGACATTAAACCAGCTCTTAATCCACTTACAATAGCATCTTGCTCCATACCACTTCTAGTGTAATCTCTAGCAGAGCCTTCTAACAACCTAAAAGCATCACTACCATATATTAAATCTTTATCATCCATAACACTACTATAATCAGTGTAATCAGCACCTGTAAATGGACTAGCTAATTTACCTTCATAACCAGAAGCCGCACCTGTTTTTTTACCTAAATAAGAACCCAAGCCAGCAGTCAAAGCTAACCCTAAACCACCAGTAGCTCCTGTAATTGCAGGTAAAAGTAAACTACCAAGTAATGAACCTACCCCACCAAATATAGAAGACCTTTTTCTTTTACTAGCCTCATCTCTCATCGCTTCTTCATACGCTTGTTGAGCATCATACCTAGCTATATTACGGCGTAATCTTGCTAATGCAGGGGTAACAATACCACCCTCTTGCATATAACCCATTCTATTACGAACTTCTTGGGGTAATTTTCTAAGACCGGGATTGTCTTCAGGTATAGGTTTTAATTTCTTAGAAACCTCACCACCTTTTTTATATGAGTAGCCTAATAATGTATTCATGATGAAATTCCTTTGAATTTAATTAAATATTTATTA